CTTTAATGGTGGTAGATAATCTTTCTCCCAAGGCTGCCACCATTCTCTTTTGATAATCGCACCTTCTTCTGATGTCGGGTTTTGCATCCACTGTGCATTCCATTTAGCAACCGATAGTGATGCCTTTACACCTTCTAATTCTGGTAACTTCCAATATTCTGGCCAGACGGGTTTACCTGATGGCATAATAGCAGGAAACTCTACGACCTCCCACTGGTCTGACTTTGCTGTCTTTTGTGATTGCACTAACATACCGGTTAAATCTTTTGTATTCCATCTTGTCATCACACAAACGATTCGTCCACCCGGTTGCAAACGCTGTCGTGGTCCTGATGTATACCATTCATAAGCTCGCTCTAATGCTTGCCTGTTCATTGCGTCTTGCTCTGAGTGTGGATCGTCGATGATTAATAAATCTGCGCCTCGACCTGTAATAGCACCCCCGACCCCTGATGCGAAATACTCGCCGCCTTGTGCTGTTTCCCATTTACCTGCAGCTTGCGAATCCTCCCTGAGCCTTGTTTGAAATATCTCTTGATACTCTTGTGAGTCGATTAAAGTTTTAGCTTTACGGCCGAATCTTATGGCTAGTTCTCCGGTGTGAGTAGTTTGTATAATTTTTAGTTTTGGATTATTCCCGATCATCCAAGCTGGCAGCAGGGAACTGGCGAACTCGGACTTGGTGTGCCTTGGCGGCATATTCACAATTAATCTTTTGATCTCACCGTTTGCCATCTTGTTAAATTTTTCTGCAATAATTTTATGGTGGTAGCCTTCAATAAAATCTGGCCACATATGTTTTACAAACGATAGAAAGTCTGATTTAATTTTGTCTATCTTTTTCTTCTCTTGTAGCTGTAAGAAGGTTTTCATAAACTCCTTACGAACATCTGGTGGTAATTTCTTTATCTTTTCTAGATCTATTTTCATTTCAAAAAAATTTTCTGCAAAATTTTTACAGGTTGATTTTGGAACCCATAATGAATTTACAGGCTCTGTATCTCTAAATCAAGCAATATAGTGTGTGTTTTGGGACCCCTTTTGTCTATTTACTAATTAATATTATAAATAAAAAACTATTTCCAAAATGTTTTGGGACCCCTAGGCCCCCGCAGGGGGCCTAGGGTTTAGCGTTAGTCTAATAAAGTCATATATGCTTTAGGATTTAATCTACTAAATTTATCTAAATCTTTTTGCATTTTATTCCAGTCGCCTGTTTGCTCTGCCTGTTTTACACTGTCGTGTAATACTGCCTCTTCATCTGTTAACATTTCTGATTGTCCAGAAAATGGGTTAACTCTTTTTATTTTTCGTTCCGCCATTTGTCGTCCTTTCTTAATTTTCTGTTTAACGCTTCTAACTTCTGGTCGTAGTGTGCTACCATTGCTGTTGATACAATCCAGAGTAATGCACCTGCGCCAAACAGTATTAGTCCTATTGTTAGTATTGTATTCATAGTCCTAGATTATCCTATTTAATACCGTCTGTCAAGAGGGTATATATAATTGCACCCAGGCCAAAGGCCAAAATAATAGAGAGCCCGGTAGGGCTCTCTACGAATATAATGTTAAATAATTCTATCATTGTATAGTGTACTCCGACATTTTAATAGGTCTGTTTGCTCGTCTGTATCCTTTCGCTGATACATCAAAATAAATTATATGTGTATCAGTAAAAACACACTTGTTGTCCCATTTAAAGTCCCTAGTTATAAACTTGCCATACTTCTTAGCGTAATAACTAATTATGCCTCTTGTTCCTAGTTTAATCACTCTACCCCCATAATACAAAAAAATACAACCCCTACGAAAATTGTAAATCCTAGTAAAAATAATAATGTGTACATTTCTGCCTTTCTGTTACTTGGTATCCTACTATAAATAGGATACCAAGTCAAGTCCTTTATTGACTTATTTGTTTTATTTTAGAAGTGTCAATAACCCACGCAATACCAATCTTTTTAGTTGTAGCGTCTAGTTGCCTGATTAACTCTTCAGGCGTTCCGCTTTCCATAACTTGATCGATTGCTTTTGTCTTCAAATCTTCAAGCTGTTTGAGCTTCAAGCCCTCAGGTCGTCTTCTTATTTCACGATCAACAAGATCACGCGCCCAGTCCTTCAGTTGCTCTAAACAATCATCAAGAGATATTTTCTCTTCGCGCTCTCTCATATTGTAATTGAGACCTTTCTCTTTGTCTTGTTGCGCCTTCTTTGTGAAGAAAGTTTTTGCTTCCGCCTTCTTGAACTCGTCAAGTATTTTGTCAGCACCCATTTTTTTGGCTAACTTACCGACTATCTTTTCGGTTGCTTCGGTTCTATATTGTTTTACCAACAGTTCCTGTTCTTCAATTAGAGGGTTAAAATTTCTTTTAACCTTATCTCTAAAGTGTTCCAGTTGATACTTTGTCATTGTTTTTGCCATATATACCTTTCTGTTAATAATAGGATTATCCTATTGACAATCATTTGTCAAGTGTATATATTAAAAATATGAAATATAAATATACATATAACGAGCAAAGTGTTGACGTAAGATATTTTGAAGTTGAGAGTGAAGTTATGTTAACTCAAGAAGAAGTCCAAGACATTGCCTTAGATTGTGGACTTAAAGAAGGCAACACTAATGAAGGCGGAGATAAAGGTAAGAAGTATAGAGCTAAATTTTTAGGAACGGAATATGGCGATGATAGTCAACCTGAATACGGGGGAGACGAGTATAAGGAAGAATAAACTTGAGCCCTGATCCATTAGCGTATGCATTTATGCGAAGGCCTTTAAAGTACTTTGTTAATGGATCTGGGGTCAAGTAAACTTGAGCCCTGATCTGTTGGGTAGATAAAAACGTCGTAGATTTCTGCAGTTCTACGCTTCGGCGAAAAATCTCAACAGATCTGGGGTCAAGTGGGTAGGTTCGCAACCTTGCTGGTGCACGCCCAGATAAAATGCGCGTGCTTGACCGGGCCAAACTTGAGCCCTGATCCATTGGAAGTAAAAGGTTAACCTTGTTGCGCAATTTGCCGATGGATCTGGGGTCAAGTCAGAAGAGATTGATCATCTTGTAATGGGGCGAGGCGCCCGCTGTACTTGGCCAAGCTTCTTGGTCTGTTTAGCAAGGGTAAGAAACGCGAATTGCGGGAGCAGAGAGAAGCAACAAGCAACAAGTGACCTGGCGTTATTAGTGGCGCGGTGTTAACAACCGGTGCCGTGAAGAGCGCCAAGCCACAAGCTTCAAGCAACAAGCTTGACAAGTTACAAGCTATAGGATATTAAAGGATATGAAAGTTAGAGATGCATTACAAATTACAGGAAGCTTAAGTAAACCTTCCAAGATGCCAGGATGGGCCTACGGTCTACCAGCTAAAGAATGCAAAACAGGAGGCAAGCTCCAAGCGGTCCCTGGTTCAGTGTGCTATGATTGTTATGCAATGAAAGGTTGCTATGTTTTTAAAGTTGTCCAGGATGCGCAATACTTCCGACTGAAGGCGATCCGCAACCCATTATGGACAGGGGCTATGGCAACAATAATTAATTCTAAGAAATCAAAGTTTTTTAGGTGGCACGATTCCGGCGATGTGCAGGATGAAGCTCACCTGATGAAGATCTTCGCC